ATCTCTGCAAGATTCTGACCACCTGGAAGAGTTGTAATCTCTGTTCCTCGACCACCTTCTCTTCGTGGTAACCAAAAATCTTCTAGCATTGACATATGGCGTCTATCATCTTTGATTTCGCCTGTATCTGCATTATAAACAAGTTTATTTCTATACTTGTTCATAGTATCTGCAAGATACTGTTCTGCCTTTGCCTTTGGAAGGTTTCCTACATCAATGTAGAAAATTCTTCTTTCTGGTGCCCTTGAAATCCTATAGATAACAAGTGCATCTTCCATCATTGATAACTGATTCGCAGTTTTCAATGCTTTATGTAAGTAACCTATAACTACATTCTTAGTGTAGTCTAACATACCAGAAGTTGTATAACTTACTGCCTCTGGTGCGATTCTTACTGTAGTGCCTTCACTGGCGCTACCTTTATCGAAACCTTTATCGCTGAAGACATAAAATTCTTCAACTTTCTTTACTATGTCGATTTTACTTTTAGGGTCCTTTTCTTTCTCGACATTTCGGACCTTCTTAATTTTTAATGGGTCAACATTTCTAATGTCAACCATTCCCATTTGTGGTCTTTTACTATCAACGACTTTATGGAAATAAATCCTGCCGTCAACATACCACTTACGGAATAGTTCATGAGAATTTTGATGGAATTTCATTAAGGAGAGAATCTCCTTAAACTCGTCATGCATCTTCTTCTTGATGCCGTCTGACAATTCTACATCTCTAAGGTCTAATGAAACTATTCTATCTTGGGTATCTGAAACTATACATTCATTTACTATGTCTTCGATAGCAATATCACATTCTGGAACCAGAGATGTTTCACGGTATCTTTGAATAAGTGCGACCTCATTCTTGATACCGCCTTCCATATCAACATAGGAACCATACGCTCCGCCTGATATGAAACCACCTGGTGATTGTTGAATAATGGGAGTTCCATCATCTTCAACAGGTGCGACAAAAGAAGCTTGCGACTTCTTTTGCACATCTTTTACTCTTAACTCGTCTTTTTTACGAGATATTTCAAACCCAAAAATTTCCATAATAATATTTATATCGCTCTAATAGCGATATATTTCACTAAATTAAAGGACTCTTTCCCAATGAGAATACTGGAATTCAACATCAAATGTCTCCAATGCATCGACTGTTTCATAAGATAAGTCAATAGCACCTATTGAGGTTGGAAACATGTTGAAGAATTCGTATCTCGCAAGAACTGAGTCGTCTTTATTTAATTGTTCGACAAATGCTCTGTCTACCAAGTAGTCTAATGATGTTTGACCTTCACCACTGTCTAGTTGTTGGATATCTGTTTGCCAACTTTCTAGAGCAGTTCTTGATGAAAACTCTATATCATTAATAATAGTCACATTCCAAGGTTCAAATGTTCTGTCTCCTGCGAGTTTCAGAACATGACCTCTGAATTGTTGTTCAACTACACCTACTTGGGCAGCAGGGATTTGTGCAGACTGACATAAGAATTCAATCTTATTACCAGTTCTAGGTATAAAAACTCTGAATCGGTTAGCTCTAGGGCCTCCGCCGAGTAAATTTGCTTTAAATTGGTCTATACTTGCCATTTACTTATACTCCTTAAACTGCGCCGTAAATTTCATCAAACGCAACGCCACTTCTTGAAGCAACGAAGTTTAATGTTATGTAGTTAATTGATTTGGTAGGTTTCAAAAATATTGAACAAACGAATTCGTTTCTATCTTGAACAGCATCTGTATTGTTTGTTTCATCACAAACAACTGAGAAGTCTACCAACCCTCTTCTGTTTTTCACATCTCTAAGGAAAGGTTCAACAGCAGCCCTAAATTGTGCCCTTGTGAATGAATCGTTGAATTCAAACAATTGAGCTTTAGCGGCAGTTGAAATTGCCTTTTCTAATGTGATGAATAATCTTCTTACATTGATTCTATCAAATGCAGAAGGTGAACTTAATGCAGTCTTATCGCCAAATAGAACTGTTCCCTGTCCTGGGAATGTCACTATTGGGTTAATTCTTGCACGATACAAGTCATCTCTTGATGCCTGTTTTGGATTAAATGCAAGTTTGGTAATACCCATGTATTGCCCTCTTGAAAATCCAGCAGGTGAATACCATGGGTCTTGCAGTAAATCTGCTCTTGCCATAATACCTGCGGTGTGTCCATTTGCTGGAACCCAACAATATCTGTCGTTGTATCTTTCGTATTGGTATACCCAACCACTGTCTAGAACTGCATAAGAACTAGAAGTCACTGATGCGAAGTCTGCCTTAACATTAGTTGCCTGAGTTGCCTCTGAAGCGACATTCACTACTGAAGCCCTACGAGGTGATGCAACTACTATACAATCTTTTCTTGCTTCTGCAAGTTGAATTGCACTGTTGACTAAACTATTGTGGTTTGCAATTGTATCTTGAGCAGATTCAGAACCACCCCCAGCATCACTGGATGTTGACCCAACGATTAGGAATGATATGTCGATTAACTCGCCATCTGCAAAGTGTTTGTCCCATGCATCAGTTTTTTGTGAAACTGTTGGGTTTGCACGACCAGTAGCACCACCACTTAATGATGATAACTCAGGTAATGCAGGTGTACCGAAAGCGGTACCAACTGCGGTTGCCATTGTTCTATGTTCAGCAGCACTCGCCAACATTGCTGTTGAGTGTCCTGTCCAATAAACATATGATGAATTTCTTTCGATTACATCTCTATAATAGTTAGAGTTTCCAACACTATCGTGAGCGTCTGCGGCCTTAGACATGAAACCATGTGATTCTAGAACAGTGTTCTTAGTTCCTGTTATAGCACCGTCTTCATCGACAACGACAACATGTATTTCATCATTAGCTGCACCAATCAGAGCTGCATGAGCAGATGTTCCTGGTGCTTTATCAAACAATGCGTAATGTTCCCAATATCTGTCCACTTGTTCGTTATCAACGACAGCGGCTACAAGACCTGTGCCAGCAGGTTGGTTTAATGCTTCAATAGTCAAGGTATGTGAAGAAATCGCAGTAACCTTATAGTGATTACTGTGGTTTGCGAACTTAATAATGTCTCCAACTTGGAAACTAGAACCTGCATCGACTACTACTGATGTAGAACCAACTGCATATCCCGCCCCATTATTAATTAATGAAGCGTTATCATTAAAGTAAGCATCACTTGATGCACAAACTGAAACTTTAAGAGAGTTTCCTAAAGCGCCTGCATATCTAGCAGTCCATTTTCCTACGGTACCTGCTTGACCACCAGCTTTGAAAGTATTCGTGTAATCATCAGAATGTTTTAATAATGTTGCGCCATTTCCACTTTGGTTTGCTGAGAATAACCCTGTGTTTGCTATTCTGACAACACTCAAAGAAGAACCATATTTCAAAAATGATTCTGCTGTATAGAAGTCTTCGGCTCCAGCGTCTGTATTAACTGGTTCGAAAAATTCATCAACCAACTGTTGTCCGTCTGAAACTGTTTTTACTATATCAACAGGACCCCATTGGAATAAGCCAGCGAAAGCACCTCTTGTTGAGGATACTGCTGGGACAACATTCGATAGGTCAATCTCTTTGACCTGAACGCCTGGTGAAACTTGAAATGCCATACTTTTCTCCTGTTAATGTATTTTTACATTGTAAAAGTTGTTTACACTTTTATTTATATATTTTATTTATCTAACAAACTACTTTACACCATCCACAGACCACAAAGTTCCCTCTGAATCCACAAATGAATCGGTATTTTGTTCCCCAAATACCCCTGCTGGTAATAAATCATCTTCTATCATCTTCTGTTGTTCTGCATAAAGTAAGTCTTTTACAGCGGTATCCGTTAAGTGTGTGAAAAATTCGGTGGTGACAAACCATGCGAAAAGAACACAATTCATGACCATGTCGTCATGATAACCTCTATCAGCCTCAAATGATGAACCTTTATTAACAAATGTCATTAGTTCTGTTATTGTGGGTCTATCAACTACTACGAGTCTGTTTTCTTCTAGAAGTTCTTTTAGAGTAGAACAACCAACTCTTTTAATCTTTCTGGACATTGTGATACCAATATCTTCTGCTTTTGTCATTCCTTGGACAAAAACATTAGGATACTCAATATCATAATGTAATTGCGTAGCAACCATCGAACCTTCTGCGTTATTCTCGATAATAACTAAAGATTCATTATATCTACTACAATACTTATTTATTAAATCCGGAAATAGCAAAGGGCTAACCATGTTATCTCTAAAGGTACAAACCTGTTTAAATGGTCTATTAGTCACATCAAATACACTAAAAGTGGAGTAGTCAAACCCTCTTCCTTGCGAAACATCTACTGTTGTGACATAATTATGACCTGGTTGTGGTCTTTCATATACTGTTAAACCATCTTTTTTCCATTCTCCATCTAGCGCTCTCATACCCAATAAGGTGTCTGCGTTGATAAGAGTATTACCTGTCCCTAAGAAACTATTACCATATTCTTGTTCAAATTGTGCTTCTGATGTGTTCGCAATTGTTTGTTTCTTCCATTCTTCATCTCTGCCAGGCACATCATGCCAATTAATTAGAAAACTTTCATATTCTGAATTACCATGAACAGCACTTTCATATATCTTATGGAACATATTACCTACACCATTTGCAGTAGATGTAATAATAACCTTTGAATCTTTACCAGATGTTACCACAGGATATGTTGCAGTATAGAATGTTTCTGCATCTTCTACGAAAGCGAACTCATCGAGATACAACATGTTAATTGACATACCACGAATTGAACTTGAAGATGTTGCAGCTGCCACTAATTTACTATCATTACCAAACTCTATATTACCTTTGTTTAGTATCTTTACGCCTGGTTGTAAGAAGAATGGCACTGTTTCCAACATGGTCACTATTCTTGCTACCATTTCCCTCGCAATCGCTCCTTTGTTCGCCAGAATCGCCACAGTGACTTCTGGCGTGAATAATAGATACCATAATAGATATCCACAAGAAGTGATTGATTTACCACTTTGTCTAGCAGCCAAAACAACACTAAATCTATGTTTATTGAAGTGATTGATTAACTTTTCTTGATAACCACGCAAAGTAAAAGGTACCAAACCCTCATCTAGAGATATGATTTGACAATACTTTTCTATAAAATGACAAGGGTCCTCAGAACATTTTTGATATTCTGCTATCTGTTCTTCGGTGTATTTGGTCTCTACACCTGCTCTTTTGATTAAATTGTTACCTAAGTAACCTTCGTTTTTAGCTTGAACCATGTCTTAAACCCCAATGCGAGATTGGTAAATGATTTGATAATACATGTTTATCATCAAAGGATAACTCCCAACCTAGAAAATTATCTACTTCTGTATATTTCAAATCTTTAATATGTCCTTTCCATAGAACATCTTTCTTAAATATTGTGTTCTCATAGTAAGTTGTTAGTTTTATATCACTATAATAATCTTCAATAAACTGTTTGGAGTATTTAGAGTATGAATCTATGTGCATGTCTATCCATCCAACTGAATTTGATTCTCCATCTATATTAGAAAGTTCTACAGTATTTGGATATAATTTATCTACAAATCCATGCCACTTTGCATATTTCACTAAATCTAATATATGTCCAACTTCCATTTCTTTGTGTTCTTCATGGAACCAATTATTAAGAAATCTCTTTTCATTCCAAAACTCTGATGTTAACCATTCATGTAGATATATGTCACATTCTGGTAATTCATCTAACTCTAATAAGTCTGCGTGTATATATTCTACACTATCACCCAATATCTCTTTCATTCTATGAATGAGTCTTCCTTTGCGTTCTAATGCATATACTTTCTTTGCACCATACTTAACTGCAAGATAACATAGTATGCCTGAACCTGCACC